GTTCCCGGTCAGAGGACCAGCGAAAGCGGTCGCCGTCAACGTCCCAGTACCAGCGTTGTAGGTGGCCCCGCCATCAGTCTTCGGAGCCAGATCACCAGTAGCAGACTCAAACAAAGCCACCGAACAAGTCGTATCGGTCGTGTCAGCGACCGTAATGTCAGTCGGTGTTGGGGCTGCGGCCCACTTCAAACCCGTCGCTTCCGACGAATCGGCAGTCAGAACATGATTATTGGAACCCACCGCCAAACGAGAAACAGCATCAGCAGCCGTAGCCGCAACGATGTCACCCTTTGCGTCAACAATGTCGTTCTGAACAACACCGGGGGTGGTGTTTACGAACGCTTCAATATCGTCGTTGTTCTGGTTTACGTCCGCTGCGACGATAGTCGTTCCAGCGGAGAATGTATTCGTAACAGCGAGAGTTGCCATCTACCTGAGTCTCCTTGGCGTATACGTGAAAGCCAACGCGTTGACTTCCCAGTGGTTGTCTGAAGAAGGACCGCTGACCTTCATACTAATACTTCTTCCTGTCCCAAGTGTGGGCAGATTCTGTACATTTGCAGTCAAATCCGCCGAAATGGCATCCCACTCAGCCAAATACGACGAATCCGGGTCGGCATCATCCCACTTAGCCGTACCCCAACGCGATTGAGATACCTTCCCAACAACCGACAAGTCGAAAGAGTTCGTCTGTTCCGACTTATCGAAATCCTTGTAAATCTGAATCGGCAACGTAATCGTTGCCTCAGCCGACAACACGACACGCGGGCGACCCCACCGCTTCTTCACAATAGGGTTCTTACCGGTCACCCACCGGGTGACAAAGTGCGAGTTGATGTGTGCCTCCGTAGAACCAACATAACGGTCACTGGTACGGTTCTGATCGTCTTCCACATCAATCAGAATCCCCGTATTGGCAACACAGCCCCCATAAACGGTCGCCGCAGCATTCGGTGGCCTAAACGCCAGCAACGGTGCGACATCAATGTCAGTCATAACCCAAGAACCGTCTGCGCTGATCGTCGGATCGTAAATGAACACACGCCTAGTTGTTACCCCGTCCGAAACCCAATCGGTCGAAACGTACAACTTGTTGTTCCCCCACGCCAACTGGGGTGGACTCGTTGTGCGAATCCGCCCATCGTCCAACGCTGGAGACAACTTGGAGAACAACCAAACAAACTGCTGTCCGTTATACAAGTAAACGCCTTCATCGGCAGACCAGAAAAATACTCCAAACGGAGAATGCACCGGGGACGACAGCGGGGTGGAACCCACGCTGTTCGTCAACGTAACCACCTGAAACGAATCAGAATCGAAACCGAAGATCGCATACACGCTGTTGGACTTGAACACCAACAGACGATCACCCATCGGGAGAAGACCGGTGATGTAATCACCGTGTTCTCCCTTGTCGATGTCTACATAATCGGCGGCGGACCATTTCTCAGGATCATTGGTGTTGCTCCACCGAACCCGATATTTGTAACTTGTCCCCGATTCGACCGTGTTGGCCGTCCACGCAAAGTTATTCCAGAAAGCCACATACTGTGCCTGCGGGAAGTTGCCCGCAGAACCATCCAACGTAAGGCCAAGGTCCGCTGCGCTGGAACCATCCCACTTGAACGAAACCTTGTCCCCCGACACCCCGTAGGCGACATTGTTCATCGTCATTCCGTACACGCGAGTACCTGCGGTGCGAGCAGTAATGCCTGTTATGTCGGTGAAGTTGCCGGTGGTGGCATAGGCGACCTTGGTGTCATAGTTGACCATCACCTGACTGGTGCCCCCATCGGTATGAAAACCCCAAATGCCCTTTATGTCGGCACTCAACGCAGTCGTGTTGAGGCGATCCACACCATCGCGCATGCGGATACCGCCGCGCGGGTCAACAAGGACGTTCAACAGGTCGGGAGATTCGTTCTCAGCGAGATTGAACTGATCTGAACGAAGGTTCAGGCCCCCGGTGAAGGCTTCCAGAACCTCTAGTTTGAACTCTCTGCGGGCCATAGCCCGCTACCACTCAACGCCACCGGTATTGGCGTATCGCAGGCGCCCCCATCCGGCTAGGAAACGATTTGAGGACCGGCTATTCGCTACCAATGGCTGAGGTGACGGCGTGTCAGCATACCTGCGTGCCACATTGTCAAGTTCGATCATGTAACTGCGCATGTACTGGTCCGCCATCGTCGGATCTTCCTGCTGCAAGTAGCATTTGGCGATAGCGTAGGTAACTAGCACAGGGTGAAATGGGGCCGGAACGTCTGGGACCGCGCTATCGCTGCTGCCCTGCCCAAACGCTGTGGCATTGCGAATCCCACGAACATAAATAGTTTCAACAGAACTAGGGGTGGGGTAGAACCGCACCGTGTCGTTCCAGTAACTCCACTCCCACGGCGTCCCTGACGAAGCAACATCCAGCGGATAGTTGGAGTCGGCATCATCGGAACCGATGTACTGCACAACATGATCGTCGGTGCGTATCGCAACGACATCACGCAAACCCTGTGTTACCGAAACGCCTACAGCAGCGAGAGTGTAATCCTTCTGGCCTGCGACCGTAGAGAACGTGGTCAAGGCATCATAGAAGGGCCACCGCTTCTCGCTGTAAACGATTGAATCAAACCCCTGTCCGATAATGGTATTTAGAACCGTATCGGAGATATCTGTCGTGTCGATATCCACAATGGCGCGCGCCTGCGTGCGCATTTGAACAAGGGTCATATCTGCCATCAGGTGGCAGCCTTTTGCCTCGTGTGTCCGATGCAGAGGGTGGACCCGCCCACGGGACGCGCCTTACAGCGCGCCCCGTGGCGGGTCATTTCGGAACAGAACCCGTCGTGAGAAATGGGAGGTTCCCCCAAGTCGCCGGTTACACCGGGCACCATCCTCGCTCCAGAGCGTTCGCCGGGAGCGTAGTGGGATGGCGCGGAGCCGCGTGCACCTGCTAGTTCAGCATGTCTGCTGTACACAAGGGCGATTTCTCGTTTCAAGTTCTGCTCCTAGTTAGTCGGTAAGCCCGTAAATCATGCCCTGCCGGGAACGGTTGCTCGTAGTCAACTCGCCGTAGCAGAGAATCTGCGCGTAACGCGCATCCTGATTTGTGGGCCGCACGAACGGAGTTGGCTGGAACCAAGTCTCCGAATGAGCAACCAACCTCAGGTACTTGGTGTTCAAGAAGAACATCTTACCGTCAAGGTTGGTGTCGCTGTCAAAGGTCACAGGGGCGCCCTTGAAGAGCAGATTCTGGAATCCAGCATCCGCCACACGGGCATCCGTGTACCGCAACTGCGGCTGGAGTAGAGCCTCGTAAGCCTCGTACTCGTCCTGATCGCTAATGATAATGGTCGGCTGGTCGTTACCAACAGACACGTTGTTGTACATGGTCGCCATAGCGGCAACGGTTAGGACACCACCCTGATTGGTGAGAGTTGACCTCCACCAAGAGTTGTCGGCATCGGTAGCGTCGATACCAGCAAGGCCAGTTGCTGATGGTCCGTCGTTCCCAGTTCCAACTAGGGCGTTCAAACCAAACATGTCTTTGCCGCCGTTGCCAGCGCCATTCGACCAGAACATGGTGTTCATGTTCTGAATGATGGTTTCCTCAGCCTGCATGATCTTGCCTTCGAGAAGGTCAATGATCGCTGCTTCACCGTTGTTCTTGGCTTCCTCAATACCGGTGATCGTTACGCTAGCGGCGTACTGCTTCCAGTCGTACTCAGCAGCCGTAATGCCTGACTGAGCCGTAATGGAAATAGTGTCGTCGCCTGCGTAAGAACCGGCGGTTGAGTTGGTCCCGTAGATGATCGGAACAACAATCTTTGCACCCCCACTGATGCGCCGCAATGTCTGTCCATTGGTTAGCGCATAAAACAGCGGTCGGGCAGTAAAGACGTTATCCGCCAACTTCGGGATGTAGTTCTTTAGCGTAGTGCTAAGAATCTGATTGAAATCAGCGTTTCCTGCGGCCATGCTAAATCACCCCTTTCTGATAGTTGTTATGAATCGGATAGTTCTTGATTTGCCAGCGAAAAAGCATCACGAATCGAATCCACCGCACGAACTGCACGCTCCACGTTTCCTTCTGAGGAACCGGGTACACCATCAATGATTTGGGCTGCACGCTTCTCTCCAACAATCTCAGCATCCTTGGCTGCCGTCTGCATCTGATCCCAGTTCATGTGGGTAAATGCGGCATCAAGGTTGTTGATCTTGTTCTTCAGAGCGTGCGCATACAGCGCCTTCTCGTCAAAGTCGATACCGTCGTACTTGTCGCGGAGTGTATTCACTTCCTTCTGCAAGTTTTGCTGTCTCAACGCTCGGTTTTGTTCTTCAATGGAAGACTCAATGCGCCGCAAGCGAACTTCATCAGGGTCCACATCCTCGTAATCTCCCTGTTCAGGGGATGACGTATTGTGGTTGCCCACACCAACTCCGAATGATCCTGCCAAAGCAGTAATCGCTCCTTCCGGGTCAGCCTCTAGTGCTTGGACGATTGCCTCTCCTTGAGCCAATCTCTCACGTTCGGATGCCAACTCCTGCGTCTTACGGGTGTAATCCGCCTGACGTTGGTACCCGTTTTGAAGTTCATCCAATGAAACTCGTTCTTCACGACCGTCAACTTTGACGGTGTATGAGTTTCCTGTTGAAGTCTCTTCGTTTGCCATAAGGAATCCTTTCGGGTGTTCCTACGATAATGAAATAACTGTCCCGCTACGAGTTGGGTAGTTCCAGACCCATCTGGTTCTGCAACTGTGACAACAACTCTGGCGGTACGCCCCCGGTGGCCTCAAAGACCTGTTCGGGGACTGGACCCGGACCCATACCACCGCCCATAGGGGGCGGTGCCATTCCTCCCGGTGGAGGTGGACCCGGAGGTGGTGCCCCAGCAGGCGCGCCTTCAGGCGCTGCGGGCTGCTGCTGCACTAGGAACTTGTCAGGATTCTGCACTCCGAATCCCTCCTGCAATACGTGTCGGGCCAACTCTGTCGGGTCGATAACGACTCCAACGAGTGGCCCAACAGCGTTCATCAACGAAATGGCCTGCTGTCGTCGCGCAGTCTCATTCATCGGCTGAGTCGAACCACCCTCAACGGAGTAGTCGTACTCGCCAAGAATGTCATCCCGCGTGTAAGCGACATACAACTTCTGGTCGTTCTTGCCCGTGATGCGAACCATCTGGTCCTGCGTCATGTACTGCTGCATCAACTGGATAATCTTGCGGGCCACGTAGCCGATAAATAGTTCGATCTTCGCCAACTTGTCGGATGCTCTGGCGTTACCCGCATCAGCAATGATGCTGGCCTCCGTCGCCGTGCGGCGAACCTCCGGCATTTGACCGCGCGCATATTCGGAAACGCCGCTTACAACATTGATGTCACCTTCGATAATCGAAGAGTGGTTATAAATCTCTGGGGCCAGAGGCACCTGAGGCAACGGTGTCACTACATCGGCAAGGTTCCGGTTCTCGTCCACAACCGGCACAAACCGGCCATCAATATCTGATTCCAAAGCCTCGCGGCCCTCGGGGCCGAACGACCGCTCATGGTAAAGGTATTTGCGGGCGTAACGCTTACGATGGTTCACCATCTGCGTTCGGGTCTTATTCAGTTCTTCCTGAAGCGACTCAATCGCTTCCAAATCTCCCATTGGGTAGAACTGGTCGGGAACGTCATAGTTTCGCAACATGACGAAAGGGATGCCAAAGTCGTATGGCATCGGGGTCGGATCCAACAGGAATGTTTCCCCATCGTGGGAACAAACAGAAATGGTTCCGTTCTTGATGTCGTAGTATTCGTACAACGTGACACGATCCGTGGATTCGGCGTACTGCTCACGTTCGTAGTCGCTATCCCACCGCACCTTCAAACCTGCGTCGGCGGTAAGATTTCGACGGGCCGACGACTTGAACCGCTTGTCTTTCTTCACATCCGCCAACGGGCGGACGATGCGCTGGGCGATCCACTTCGCATCCTCCAGACAGGTCGCTTCGGGATCCACCATCATGTCGAATGGGGAAATACGTTCCACGAAAGCCTGATCCTCCACGACATCTACCATCGTGGCTGGCACCGAATCAATCAGATCCTGCGACGATGGCAGGCTCCCAGCCAACTGCGGGTTCACCGCAGCGAACTCATCTACCTCCGACTGGGCCAGATTCAAACGATTCTGACGCTCGTCGCTGGTCATGTCGCGTTCCATCTCCACGAAACGCCAGCCAACCTTCAACCAACCATGCCCCAGAATCAGGAAGTCCTTGACGGCACGCCGGAAAGGCTTCTGATAGTCGTGATGGCGCCACAAATAGTTGACAACCGACTCAACGAAGATCGCCCGGTCCTGATCCTGCTCCTGATTAGCCTGAACCGTAATCTTTGGGTGATTCACCGCAACAGACGGCTCAATCACATTCACCGTCGAAAACGCGAGATTCACAGATACGCGATCAGACCCATCGGCGGGATCACGAACCCCAAAATAGGTCTTACCTCGGTACAGGTCGATCAGTCGATGCCACTTGGAGTCGTACCCTTCTTCGGTACGCCACCGACGGGCCATCTCCAACCGGTCATGGACCTCTTCGTAATGATCGTATTTCGCCATTAGGCGGGTGCCCTCTCAGGTTCTATTCCTGCCGCGCGAGCCTCAGCGATGACCTTTTGTTCACGTTCGCGCAAAGTCAAATGCTGCTCGTCTGGGGGCAGCATCTCACGCATCGTGCGTCCAGTCACCACCCTCACTCCTAGCAACTTCTGGCGCCATTCCCACAACTCCGCCAGTTCCAAACGACTCTTCGGACCCTTCAGGTCCGTAACATACGTTTCAAACTGTTCGTAAGTTGCGTCAGGTGGTAGAATCAAGTGCTGTGAACAGCACCATTAGGCTGTGAAGCAGACGGCTCAACCTTGCCGGTCTTGCCGTGCTGGTTGAGCGGCGTTTCACGCCCATGCACACCAGAACCCAACTCACCGGGATGGGCATTGTCGTCGCCCGTGAAGTTGACAGTCGCCTTCTGCGACCCGCCCGGACGGGCAGGACCATTATACAACTGCTTCGTGTTCAACTTCATCGTCGCACCCATGCCGGAGGCATTGTACTTATTTGGCTTGCTCAAGGGGTTTCCCTTTCGTTGATTATCCTACACAGAGACTTAGGCTGTCCCACGAAACACATTAGAACCGATAGTTCCCTGATCCGGTTCGTTCGTAGGGATCTGCCTACGCCACCAATCAAACGTAAACGTGTCATCCACCTTCTGAACATACTCCGGTATGAACGCGTACTTGCGCATCTGATTTGCGAGAGCCAACGCCATCACCCGATCATCATAGGGCGACCCAGACATCGACCCGCGCTCATTGCGAGTAAACGTCCTCAACTCACCAACCGTGTCACGACAATGAAGAACCAACTCTTCATTCTTCAACGCCATACCCAAATCATCAATCATCAACGGCTTAGACGTACGCGTCGTCTTCCAACCAAACTCCTGAGTCATCTTGTTTGTCTCATTGTTCAAAGACCGCTTACGGAACAGGTTGGGATACCCCAACTGGCGCAACTGCACAATCGTCGTCAAACCGTGGTTATTCGACTCCACACAACACAAGGCATTCCCATACCAAACACCAAGGTTGTAAACCTCATAGGCCAACTCGTCCGGCGGGATGCGACCATGCCAAATAGCGACCTGTCGCCCCTCCTTGACATCAATAACCTGCACGCACGAGTAGTCGCCATGCCCCAAACCCTCCGCCGTATCCACACCCAACGTGTAACCACTCCACCTCTTAGGGCGTTCCCATACCGTCAGCACCGAAACTCCAAAACATTCTTCTGAATCTCGTGCAAAAAGCCCCGTTCGCCCTCTTTCAGATGAATAGACATCCTTTCCAGCACATCCAAGTCAAAAACAGGGTTCCCAGACCTTACAAACGCCTCCTCAGGGGTCGTCGGGTACTCCTGAGCCAACTGCCACGGCAACATGGCGTCCTTTTTCGACTCATACCACGAAATATCGCGGTCCTCCGACGCAGACCACGGAAAAAACATCGCATCAAAGCGGTTGTTCCCCGTCGTCGCACCATTCCATAGTTGGTGAAAGAAGTTTCCGCTTCCATTCGCCGTGCTAAGACCAATGATTCGGCCTCCGACATCGGCCACTGGCTCAATGGATGCCCACGCTTCCTCTGGGTTGGGTAAAAATGCCCACTCATCAACTACA